TTATAGAACAATTGCAAATGCTTGACACAATAGGGGGTAGGGGATAACCCTAACCCCTAAAACCTGACCCCTGACCCTTGAAACCTAACCCCCGCCCTATGATAACCTATATTTTAATCGCCGTAGGAGTACTCCTATTAATTTTTGTAATTGCAGCGTTCAACAGTTTGTCTAAACGCCGCAACCAGATAGAGAATGCTATTTCGTCATTAGATGCTTTGTTTATACAGCGTTCCGATTTGATACCTAACCTCATCGCCACTACCAAAGAGTATATGGCTTATGAGCAGGACACTCTCAGGCAAATCACCGAATTGCGCCGTCCAGTACAACCCACACTTGCCGAGAACCCTTATCTGCAACCCGACGAAGCGAGCACAACTATTAGGAATATTATGCTACAAGCCGAAGCCTACCCCGAGATTAGAGCCAATAGTCAGTTTGTGCAACTGCAACACGCTCTCAGTGATTGTGAAGAGCAATTGGCAGCGGGGCGTCGTTACCTCAGTGCTTCCATTACTGNGGAATATTATGCTACAAGCCGAAGCCTACCCCGAGATTAGAGCCAATAGTCAGTTTGTGCAACTGCAACACGCTCTCAGTGATTGTGAAGAGCAATTGGCAGCGGGGCGTCGTTACCTCAGTGCTTCCATTACTGATTACAACGACCGCATTGTAGTATTTCCATCCAATGTAATAGCTTCTCTCTTTGGCTTTAAAAAATACGAATGGCAATACGCTACCGAAGCCCAACGACAAAATGTAGATGTCGCTGGATTATTTTCTAATTAAAAATAGAGAATTATTTTGTTTATTTACAAATAATTACTATTTTTGCCCATTATTAGTAACAAATAAAAATTGTAATACAATGAAAAAACTTAGTATTTTAGTAGGCACTATCGTTGCCTTAGTATAGGCAGTAATATGAAACATACTAAACTAACAAAAGTAAAAAAGCCCCGAAAACCTATATAAAATAAGGGTTTACAACAAAAAACGCCCCAAAAGGCAGGAAAATGAAATGTACAAAAAACTGCATTTAATTACCATTTAATTACCGAGTAATTGCCCGATAATTACCATTTAAATGGAAGTAATTACCATTGGCGGGTATATATACCCTAATAATTACCAAAACCCCAACAATAACGCTCATTTAGGGCGTTTTTTTATGTCTTATAGCTACTGCAAAAGCCACCTCCAGAGGGGTTGAAAATACCCCCAAAAGGTACCCACCCACCCAAGCCTAAAAATACCCTCTTTTTAGTATTAGGGGGACACTTAGGGGGACAGTTAGGGGGACACTTTTTGGCTATTTTTAGAGTAGTGGAGTAGGTTATACCCTCTTTTTTGTGCAACCAATAGGCTTTTTTATTGAATGGAGGGGGGGTGTATTGTAGTGCTTTTTATAGTTTATTTTTATATAAAACACTGATTATTAGTATTTTATTTTAAAAATATATAAAAAGGGTATGTTTTCTCCTGCACTTTCTACCCCCTTTGCCACTATATAACTACCTTTTCTTTACTATTGCCCGTTTAGAATAAAAGTCTTACCTTTGTACCAAAATAAATAAATATATTATGGGTGGAGGACTTAAAGAAACTGCTGTGCTTGTACTTATAAGCATAATTTTGTGTTTGTCATTAGCTATGACAATATTTGCCTATATAAGGGGAAATATAGCCTATATAGGTACTTTAGTAGGTGTTCTATGCTTTACAATACTGCTGATTATGGGCTTAAAAGAGCGTTACGAGAAGTAATAACATTTGCATAGCCATACCTAAGAGGCTTAAATATAAACCTAAAACAGAAAGCCTCTTATATCTTCTTTCTTTTTTGTGCATTGGGGTATTTTGTTTCTCCAATGCTTCTCGTTGGTATAAGTATATTCTACCACTCTTTGGTGTCATTGGGCTAATGCCATAACGAAAAATAAGAATAAGCCCTACCATATTTATAAATAGGGCGATAATATTTAATACTGTTATCATAAAAGTTGTTTTTTTTATTATTTAGATGTCTTTTTCCCCCTATATATTATGTATGTGCGGGCAATAGTTGTGTCTCCAAGTTTTTCACTTTGTCCTGCAATTCTGATACGTTCACCTCAAGTTCTGCAATTTTCTGATAGTTGGTAACTGGGTCTAAGAACTCAAAAGATATATGAGCTTGACACTCCCATATTTCCCTTATATCCTCTACTCTTACAGTAATATGTTTGTAATCTCTATTGTCAGATTTACAATAAAGGAACCCTTTTTCTCTTGCCCTATTTGTTACCCTCTTTACGATTATCCCATCACATTCTGTGACAACTACACATACCCTATTATCACTCAACCACTCCCAATTTTCAACAAATTTACCTATTACATAACTACCGTCCTGTAAGGTGGGGTACATAGAAAAACCACTTACCTGAAACATACGATACGTGCCATTTCGCATATCAGGGACACTGTATGTAGGTAGTTCCTCAATATAATTGCTATCATCATAGCCCTTAAGATAGCCCGCTTGGGCTTTTATGGACACTAATGGAATACGGTCATTATCTCTATCATCTACTACGACTACTTTAGGCATTAAACTACGTCCTTCTACCTTAATAGGCTCAATAATTTCTACACGAGGTGTTTTTATTACTTCTATAGCCCCCTCGCTTTTAAGCATATCACCTTTACCCGTAAGTAACCATTCTGTATTTAATTCAGGGAAAGAGTATAGAATATTTTCTATTTTATCACTACCAATAGATTTATTATTCTTATATTGGGTAGCAAAAGCTCCATTAGAAAAGCCTACTGCCTCTTCAAATTTTCTAACAGATAGACCTTTAAAGTCTATAAATTCCTTTATTCTGCTAACAGTGTTTGACATAGTGTAAAAATATTTTATTGTAAATCAATAATATAGAAAATAATATAAAATATTTTCTACAAAATATTTTGTAGTGTAGAAAATATCTTATACTTTTGCCCCGTTAAAACAAATGAACATTATAATAATGACAAAAGTAATACAATTTTCTGAGATTGTTCGCTTTTGCGAACAAAAAAAACAAACTGGCGATATTTATACGCTCTCTAAGATGTTAAATTGTAGCACTGATGCTACGAGAATGCGTTTGCAAAGAGGAGACGAAAAAGCCTATAAAGCTTTTTATTACCTTATAGTAGAACGCGAAAAATTAATTAACAAATATCAACAAAATGAGTAACTTAATTAACACCATTCAGCAAACAATGTCCAGCATTGAGATTGCCAACCTAACAGGCAAACAGCACAAACACGTTATGCGTGATATTCGTGAACTCAATGAAGGTTATGAAAAATTGTATCTGCCCAAAATTGGGCTGAAACACAGAATCAGTGATTTAGGAGGTGGAAGACAAAGAAAAGACCCTTATTTCGAGTTAACACGAATGCAAACGTTCGACCTCCTCACTGGGTATAGTGTAGAACTCCGTATCAAGGTCAATCGCCGTTGGGAAGAGTTGGAAGCCCTTACCTATATCAAAATGCCTCCCTCTCTCAATGTTTATGGCAAGGAAGCCCTGCCCTATATAGAGTGGTTGCTACTCCACCAGTACTCAGTTACCAGTGGGCAGTATCATCGCCGTATCAAAAAGCACCCCCAGCACTTCTACCGCACCGCCGAAGGCAAGTGGTACATCAACAGAGAGTTTGCCGAAGCCCTTTTGCAACTGCGCAACGGCTATCAGCAGCTTACCAAGGTCCAAGGACTGCCACAAGTAGTACAATTAGAATTAAAACTTTATGAAGCGTAATACAATGAAAAAATTATTAAAAAAAGTCATTACCTCATTAGTAGCCGAAGAGTTAGCTCCTATTAAAGAAGAGATTTCAGAGACCTTGATGGCGCGATACACACGTATTGACCGAGAAGAGCAAGCTAAAAGATACAAAGATCCAAAGGCTAACAAGGGTATCAATATCACCATTAATAACCTTATTACCCCAACAGTGATATATACCAACGAAAAAGCGGAGAATATCCGAGAACTTAGAGAAAAAATCATTTCTACCATAGTAAAAGCAATCAACGAAGCAGTAAGTAAAGCAACTAATAATAACTAAATATGATAAAAAGATTACTAAAAAAACTTCTCGCACCAATGGTACGAGAAGTTGTAGAAGAGCAAACAGAGCTCCTAAGAATTTTGCTTAAAAGAGCTCAAGAGGCTGAGGAGACTTCTTCTCCCATAAGCAAAACAAAATGATTAACGGTGTTGAGCACATTCTTTACATCACTGCTATCCAACCCCTCTTGTGCGAGTTTAAAGCTAAAGGGTTGCAATACCGAAATAAAAGGGTGATTAGGAGATACTTTGTGCATTATATGAAGCACTTTTAACAACTCAACAAAATTAAAATCAGAAAGCTGAGCAAACTCAGCAAGTTTAACAAGATTACTTTTCATAATTACTAAAATTAAAATTAGACGCCACAAAGTTAGTAATTATTTCCCAAGGTTGGTACGACCAACGGCAAGAAAGTTTGCAGCGGTTCATAGCCGCCTTGGGAAGCATTTAAAAACCTTTTAAAACACTTTTAAAATGACAACAAAAACCATTTACCTAATTAATGATGACTTCCTTATCATCGGCAGAGAGATACGCACAACTTTCTTAGGTATTGTTGTAAAACGCGAAAAAATAAATTACCGCAAGCCAGTGAAGTACTACCCTACTATTGAGGAAGTAAGTCATCAAGAGCCTTCCGATGCTCCTCTATTTCCTCTAATTTCATTTGCAGGAAGTTCCGAACGGTCTCGTTCTCAAGAGAAGTGGGCATTAGAGCAAATAAACCGTGTACGTTCTGGGCAAAAAGTTCTAAAAACAGTTTTCTAAAATAGATGGCATTCTCATCGCCCTCTATGGTTTTTAACCAATTCCAAAAGAATGTTTCAAAAGCCTCAAAACGTGCTCCTAATGCTATTGAATTAGCATAGGCAATAGTTGAAATTTCGTTATTCATAATTCATTAATTTAAAAGCGCAAAGATACTAAAATGTACGCATTCCAAAATAACATATTATCTATCCCCGCACGCCTGCTCTATAGCGATTGGAAGGTAGTTACTTATGAGTACTACAAAAAGCTATGCGCTCGTGGTAAGCTCCAAGTTACCCAACCAGGCAAAGGACAAGGTAATGAAGCGTGGGTAGCCTTCGAGAGCCTCCCCGTAGTGAAAGGTGTGAATGTTAAAGAATTTTGCGTGCGTATGCTCGGCAAGCCCGAAGAGGCTCACATCGTTACCAATGTATTAGAAGAGTACATTGTACCCGATCCCGAAGCCATCAATTTCTTTGCCGAGCATCGCAAACCTAACGGCAAATCGCTCCCCCTCCCACAACAGAGGGAAAAAGCCACCTCTGCTATGATACTGGGTGCTATCGAAACCCTACTTAAAAGCCGTCCGCTCACTGCCAAAGCCTTTGGCAAGCGCAAAACCCAAATATGGCAAAATATCAGCGAAGCAGTGAATGCGCTAAACCCCGAAAAGTGGAGTTTCTCATTACCTAACAACCCACGAAGCCTACAACGCAAATACAACCAATTCCTTACCGAGCGTTACGCTACCTTTATTCACAAGGGCGAGGGCTCCGACAACGCCAAGGTAGTAACCCCTACAATGGAACGCCTCTTTATATCCATCTGCTGTATGCCTAATAAACCTTACATCAGTTCGGTATACGATATTTACAGGCAGTTTCTATACGGCGAAATAGAACTTTTCGACCGCGCTACGGGCGAACTCTTTAATGTAGACGATTTTTGCGATGAGAATGGCAACCTGTTAGAAGTATCTGAAAGCACCGTAAAACTATGGCTTAGCAAAGCCGAAAATCAGCTTATCATAGCCAAAGCCCGCAATGGCGAGTACGATTTTAGTCACAAGTTGCGCCCTCACGTTCACCGCCACGCACCTCTCTACTCAATGAGTAAAATAACCCTTGATGACCGCGATATAATGCACACCAAGCTACCCGACGGCAGCAAAGTAATGGCATACTATGCTTATGATGTGATGAGCACCGCCCTTATAGGTATTGCACACAGCAAAAAGAAAGACACTGAGCTGTTCTTAGACTGCTTCCGCTCAATGTTTCAATTTACAACCTCCTACGGCTTGGGTACTCCAATGCAGATAGAAGTAGAACGACACCTAACAGGAGAGTTTGCCGACGGGCTACTGAAAGCCAACAACCTATTTCCGTTTGTGCGGTTCTGTAACCCTACCAACTCACAAGAGAAGTATGCTGAGACAATGATACGAGGTAAAAAATACGGCATTGAGAAGGACAGACACCAAAACGTAGGTCGCCACTATGCCCGCCGTGATAGCAACCGCACCACACAACAGAAGATATTCGACGAGTTCAACAACAATTACAAAGAAGCTAAAGCCTCTTATGATGATATTGTGGCAATGGAACTCCAAGAGCAAACTCTATACAACAACCAACCCCACCCCGACCAACAACGCTTCCCTGGGAAGACACGTTTAGAGGTATTTTTAGAGAACGTAAATCCTAATTTGCCACAACTCAACCGAGCCCTTTTAGCCCAATACATAGGCAAATGCACCACTACTACCATACGCCGTAGCCAATACGTAACCGTACAATACCAAAAATACCAACTACCCAACCCACAAGTACTTACCTTATTAGCCCCCAACAACTACCAAGTAGAAGCCTATTACTTGCCTAATAAGGACGGTATTACCGAAGTATATTTATACCAAAACGGAGCCTTTCTTTGCACTTGTAGCCCTGTGCCTACCTTCAACCGTGCTAATGCCGAATGGACTCAGCACGATGAGCAACAATATGCCGAAGCAATGAGCTATGTTACCCAGTTCGACCAAATGGTACGTGCCCAATCACTGCAAAAGCTCAACCGCTTAGGAAGCCTCACCACACCCATACCCACCGCTACCGAAGTAGACTACACACCAGTAGACTACACCGAGACACCCGCACTCAACTATCAAGAGTACAGCAAAACAAAAGTAGAAACCATAAATAAAGCATTATTAGACTTATGATAACCACAGCCCTAAAAGAAAAAATCGTGCAAGCAATTGCCGAAAACCGACAAAACTACCGCTATGACACTCACCACGCCAAAAGTCTTGGCATCAATGGTGCCCAGTACAACCGTGTAATGAAAGGTGAACGCGATGGCGTCCTATCCGATGCCAAATGGATAAGCATCGCCCGCAAACTACAAGTACAACTCCGCGATGAGGCCCCTTGGGTAACCGTCGAAACCGAAACTTTTCAGTACATCTACAGCCAGCTTACCGCCTGCCAAACACGCTCGCTTTCGGCTATCCTATGCGACCGTGCAGGTATAGGCAAAACACACACCGCCAAAGTGTATGTAAGCAAAAACAAAAACGCCGTATATATAGATTGCTCACAAGTAAAAACCAAACAAAAACTTATACGAAAAATCGCACAAGAGTTTGGCATTACCTATACAGGACGATATGCCGAAGTGTACGAAGATTTGGTTTACTACCTAAAACAGCTTGAAACCCCATTAGTGATATTAGACGAAGCTGGCGACCTCGAATATCACGCCTTTTTGGAACTCAAAAGCCTTTGGAATGCCACCGAATATGTTTGCGGTTGGTATATGATGGGAGCAGACGGTTTGCAAGCTAAAATCGACCGTAATAAGGGTATTAAAAAAGTAGGCTATGCCGAAATATTCGACCGCTATGGCTCCAAATACAGCCGTGTAAGTCCACCCTCTGATAAAGAAGCTATCGAAGCCTTCCTTCTTAGCCAAATAGCCCAAGTAAGCCAAGCCAATGGCTCAACTATCAGCCCCGCACAAATGTACGCCAACACCGCCGGAAGCCTCAGAAAAGTACGCACCGAAATTGAAAAGCAACGCCTACAACAACTCAATGATGGAAAATAACGAAAAAACAATCATACCTCGCGCCTACACCTACGAAGATTTAGCGCGCAAAAAGTATAAAACAATCGACCTATCACCCCAATGGACAGACCATCTCGGCAAGGTAGAACGAAGCGGCAGCCTCCTTATCTATGGCGACTCAGGGCACGGCAAAACCACTTACGCCCTCCAGCTAATGAAAGAGCTATGCCAAAAAGAAAAGGTACTATACAACTCCTTAGAAGAGTGCGGCAGCCTATCACTTATTGAAAACCTCGACCGCTACGGGCTCAAACAATACCGAAAACGATACACCGTGCAAAAAGAATATGTAGATAAAATGATGCTACGCCTGGACCGTCCACAACAACCTAAAATAGTATTTATTGACAGCATACAAGAGTGTTTCGACGGCAAGCCCGCAAGCCTATACAACAAGCTCATCGAAGCATTTCCTAACACCCTCTTTATCGGTATATCACAAACCGATAGTAAAGGGAACCCCAAAGGAGCTGTTGCCAACAAGTTTTACTGGCTTAGTCAAAACCGCATTTATGTAAAAGACTTCCGAGCCTACATCGAAAAAACACGTACTGGAGCCAATGAGTTAGAACCCTATCTCATCTCAGCCGAAAAAGCCCAAGAACGCGATTTTAAACTCTTAAAAACACCCTAACAATGAATAAAATAGCCCAACAAATCACCTATCGCCACACCCTCGCCCGCCAATTAGGGCTCACCTACCTGCAGTACGAAAACCTCCGCTATGAGTTCTACAACGAATGGTGTACCAACCTATGCAACACCGCCATAGGTAGAGGGCTGCACTTAAAAACCCTCATCACCCACGACACCCTACTCAATTGGTATGACGATCAGTGGTACAACGAGGTGGAGAAAACCATCGAACGCCTCTACGGCAACGACATCACCCTATTCAATGCCGACGACGTTCTCCTGCTCATCACTATCTACGCTGAGAACATTTTGCAATATTACCCCAGTGTACTCCTCAAGAAAATAACCGCCCCTGTGGCTCGCACCGAACACTAAGCGAACACCAAGCGAAGACAAACCGAACACAAGATGAGAATAGAACCTAACGAAATCAGCGACTACGACTACATCAACCGCAAGCTTAGAGAGCACGCACAAGAGCTGCTCAATAAAGCCAAAAAGCAAAAACGCCCCATTCGCTATCTACCTCAAGGCATTAGCGGCGATAGCGTGCGATGGTGGGCAGACCTCAAAAAATACGGCAAACTAATAACAAAATAACTATGAAAAGTAAAATATTAGCATACACTGAAGCCCTTGCCCTTGACACTTTTTTACAAGTGCTTACCTTTGAGCAACGGCTACAGACCTGCCAATACCGCGCAGGT